ATAAAACCATCATTTCTATATCTACACGAAAAACGGTTCCCGCATATGCGCGTGCGTGCGCGTGTGCGCGCGTATATACGCGAACCTATAGAAAATGGGGGTAACGCGGTAACAAGGTAACACGGAAAGGAGCGTTACTGTGTTAGAGAAGAATATCGTCGCCGCTATCCTGCGGCACCTGAAAGCCCGCCCGCGTTGCTTCGCGTGGAAAACCCACGGCGGGATATACGGCACCTCCGGCATTCCGGACATAATCGCCTGCGTGGACGGACGCTTTGCGGCCTTTGAGGTCAAACAGCCGGGCGGTAAGCTCACCGCTTTGCAGGAGGCCACCATTGGCAAGATTCATGCCGCTGGCGGGCTGGCGTGTATGGCAACCTCGGTTGAGGATGTGAGGGCCGCGTTGGCGGCGGAAGGAGGCTCTTATGACCGTTAAGGAATACCTCGGGCAAGCGTACCGGATAGACCAGCGCATCAATTCCAAGCTGGAACAGGTAACCTCCCTTCGGAGCCTTGTCACCAAGGCAAGCACGCCCACCTTTTCAGATATGCCCCGCAGCGCCACAAGGAACATTCACTCCATGGAAAACCTGATTGTGAAAATCATGGACATGGAGCGGGAAATTAACGCTGACATAGATTACCTTGTGGACTTGAAGCGGGAGATCACCGGGGTTATTACCTCGCTGAAAAATACGGAGTACCAGACGTTGTTGGAGCTCCGCTATCTATGCTTCCACGCTTGGGAGAAGATTGCCGTTGAGATGAATTACGACCTGCGCTATATTCACAAGCTGCACCAGCGTGCGCTTGAATATTGCTCCGCTTTCGTTCCGGCCAGCGGAGAATAGGCTTAGGAGGGCGGTTCCATTCCGCTCTCCTTTTTTGCCCCTTAAAATAAACAGGGCACTAAAAGACATAGAAAGACACCCGGAAAACTTGATAGTATTACAATAGCCAAGAAAAAAAGTTGCCTCCGTAAAAAGCGCGGGGGCTTTTTTCATGCCTAAAATCGGGCTACAGCAAGGAGGGCGGCAGGTATGCCATGCAAACCAAAGCGTCCCTGCGCATACCCCGGCTGCCCGGAGCTTACCGACGGGCGCTACTGCGCAGAGCATCAGAAGATTATCACCGCGCATTACAACCGCTATGAACGCGACCCGGCCAGCCGCAAGCGATACGGGCGCGCTTGGAAACGGATACGCGACAGCTATATCGCCGAGCACCCGCTATGCGAACAATGCCAGCGCGACGGGAAATTGACCCCGGCTGAGGAGGTTCATCATATCCAGCCGCTGGCTCAGGGCGGCACGCACGCACGCGACAATCTTATGGCGCTATGTACCTCCTGCCATTCGACCATCACCGCACGCGAGGGTGGCCGGTGGACACCGCGCCGGTAGGGGGAGCAAAATCTCTAGTGCCTCGCCAATGCGCAGCGGCCATGGGGTATCGCGCGAAAAGTCGCGCTTTCAAGTTGGGTATATGGCGGCGCGGGTTTCAAGGAGGTGAGGCTTTATGGCAAACGGCCACGGAGGCGCGCGTATTGGCGCGGGCCAGAAGAAAAAGGCGCTTGCGGATAAGGTTCTGGAAGGCAATCCGGGCCGCCGCAAGCTCACAATTATGGATTTTACCGATACCACCGCCGATTTAGAGGGGCAGGTCATGCCGCCGCCCCGTGAATATCTGGCGGCCCGGCAGAAAAACGGGAAAGAATTGCTGGCGGTCAATGTTTACGAGAGCACATGGCAATGGTTCGACGCGCGGGGCTGTGCGCATTTGATTCCCGCGCAGATTTTAGAGCAGTATGCTATGGCTATTTCGCGTTGGATTCAATGCGAGGAATGTATTACGGAGTTTGGTTTTCTGGCGAAGCACCCGACAACGGGCAACGCCATTCCCTCCCCATACGTCGCCATGAGCCAGTCTTTCGGCAAGCAGGCCAATAACCTGTGGTTCCAAATTTATCAAATCGTCCGTGAGAATTGCGCTTCTGAGTTTAAGGGCGCAACCCCGCACGATGACATGATGGAGCGGTTGCTCATGGCCCGGCGCGGGGGTTAAAACATAATTTTAGGAGATAGAGCCATGAACATTATTCAATTACCGCTTGCGGATATTCACCCTTATGAACGCAACCCGCGCAAAAACGAGGGCGCGGTGCAGGCGGTCGCGGAGAGTATTCGGCAATATGGTTTTCTCGTCCCTCTGGTAATCTCCGCCTACCATGAGATTATCACCGGTCATACCCGGTATAAGGCGGCACAGCTATTGAAATTGAAAACCGTCCCCTGCGTCATTGCCGACGAACTGACCGAGGAGCAAATTCGGGCCTTCCGGCTGGTGGATAACAAGGTCGGCGAGCTTGCCGAGTGGGACGTGGATTTACTCCCGCTCGAACTGGCGGCAATCGCCGAGGATTTGAGCGTCTTTGGTTTTGAAACCGTTACCGACGAGGAGTTTGGAGAGGATTTTACGCTGGACGACGGCGGAAAAAAGCCTTTTCAGCAAATTAGCCTCACTCTGCATGATAAGCAGGCCGAACTCCTCCATGCCGCTATTGCCCACGTTTACGCCAATGAGGAGGTGGCGGAGACTTTCGGCAACGAGAATAAAAACGGGAACGGCATTTACGAGGTGGTGCGTCAATGGGTCGCGCAAAAGAAATTGTCCTGAAGGTGATACCCTCCTCCGTCGCCACGCCCTTTGTGCGCCGGTATCATTACAGCGGCTCTATCGTAACCAATAGCAGCCTGCATTTCGGCGCATTTTTGGACGGGCGGCTCCATGGGGTAATCAGCTATGGGCCGAGCCTCAACAAAGCAAAAATACTGCCACTGGTGGCCGGTACCGGCTGGAACGAATACCTCGAACTTAACCGCATGGCCTTTGACAGCTATCTCCCGCGCAATTCGGAGAGCCGAGCCATATCGCAGAGTATCAAGCTGATAAAGCGAAACGCTCCTCACATCAAATGGATTGTGAGTTTTGCGGATGCCTGCTCCTGCGGCGACGGCACTATCTACCGGGCCAGTAATTTTGTATTAACCGGCATCAAGGAAAACGAGGCATTATGCCTGCTGCCGGACGGCTCCACCATTCATAAGGTCACGGTGGAGGCCAACCCGACCTCGCCGCGCCCGGAACTCGGCGGGCGTTCTTTTTTCGATGTGACAGGCGGCAGGTTCGCCTTCAAAGTCTATCTGGAAGCGGCGCGCGCAAAGCTGCTGCCCGGCTACCAGCTACGCTATATTTACTTTATTGACAAGGCCAAGCAAAAGGATTTGACCGTCCCGATTATTCCGTTCTCCCGTATTGATGAAATAGGAGCCGGAATGTACAAGGGCGTGCAGATCAGCGTCGCCGAGCGGCACTATGCGAAGGAGGTGTGACTATGGGCCGGGCAAAAGATATTGTCATGAAAGTTATTCCCAGCAAAGTGGCGACCCCCTTCATGCGAGCGCACCACTACAGCGGCACCATTGTCAACAATAGCCTCCTGCATTTCGGGATTTTTTTGGACGGTCGGCTCCACGGGGTTATGTCCTACGGCCCGAGCCTCGACAAATCAAAAATCATCGGTTTGGTGGAAGGCACCGGCTGGAACGAGTTTTTAGAGCTTAACCGCATGGCGTTTGATTCGGTACTTCCGCGCAACAGCGAAAGCCGGGCCATATCCATGAGCCTTAAACTGATAAAAAAGCACGCCCCGCAGGTGAAATGGGTTGTTAGCTTTGCGGACGCTACCTCCTGTGGCGACGGCACCATATACCGCGCTAGCAACTTTTTACTGACCGGCATTAAGGAAAACCTCAATCTTTGTGTGCTGCCGGACGGTACCCGTGTCCATAAAATGACCCTCGCCAGCAATCCCACCTCCCCCCGTAAGGAGCTCGGGGGCCGGACGTTCTTTGACGTAACCGGGGGCAAGTATAACTTTATGGATTACGTCAAGGAGGCAAATGCCACGGTATTGCCGGGCTTTCAGCTTCGGTATATCTACTTCATAGATAAGAAGGCGCAAAAGGGACTGACCGTGCCGGTTATCCCTTTCTCAAAAATTGACGAGCTTGGGGCCGGGATGTACAAGGGCGAAAAGGTGACACTTGCCGAGCGCCATGTTTCCGCGCAGGCGGAAGCCCCTGAATAAAGGGGGCGGCGCTTATGGAGTTATGGCAATTGAGGCAGTTTCAAGCCTTGCCCTTTGAAATCAAGGTGGAAAAAAGCAAGCTGCGTATCCGTGAATGGTACGACCATTTTGACGGGAATGTGTTTGTAAGCTGCTCAGGCGGTAAGGATTCCACCGCTCTTTTGCATTTGGTGCGCTCCCTATACCCGGAGGTTCCCGCCGTCTTTGTGGATACGGGCCTCGAATTTCCCGAAATTCGGGAGTTTGTCAAAACGCTGCCGAATGTGGAATGGCTCAAGCCGGACATGTCGTTTCGGCAGGTTATAGAGAAACATGGGTATCCGGTCATAGGCAAGGAACAAAGCGAATGGATACACCGGATACGAGTAGGCGACCCCAATGTATTCCGGGCGAAATTCCACGGCGTCATGCCGGACGGGCGGCCCACCCAATATAAACTGGCGGAGCAATGGCGCTTTCTGCTGGACGCTCCGTTCAAAATCGGCGGGGGCTGCTGTAATGAAATGAAGAAAAAGCCGCTGGGACGCTATGCCAAGGCGTCCGGGCGGTTTTCTTATATCGGCACGATGGCAAGCGAAAGCCACCTGCGCATACAGCAATGGCTGAAAACCGGGTGTAATGCCTTCGATGCCAAGCGCCCCACCTCTATGCCCCTGTCCTTCTGGTTGGAATCGGACGTTTGGGAATACCTCCGACGCTATGAGGTACCATACAGCAAAATTTACGACATGGGCTACGAGCGCACCGGCTGTATCTTCTGTGCTTTCGGTGCGCACCTCGATACCCAGCCGACGCGCTTTCAACGCCTACAAAAAACGCACCCCAAGCTCTGGCGCTATTGTATGCGGGATTGGGATGCGGGCGGTTTGGGGCTCCGGCAGGTCTTGGAGTACATCGGGGTTCCCTATGAATCCTTCACGTTAGGAGAATGACATGGATATTCAAAAAATCGACGCCGCGCGGCTCAACCCGGCCCCCTATAACCCGCGCCGGGATTTGAAGCCGGGTGACAAAGATTACGAAAAACTCAAACGCTCCATGGAGCAATTCGGAATCGTCGAACCCGTTGTATGGAACCAGCAGACCGGTAATGTGGTCGGTGGCCATCAGCGCCTTAAAATATTGCTGGATATGGGCGAAACGCTGATTGATTGCGTTGTCGTGGATTTAGACCCGCCGCGCGAGAAGGCGCTCAACCTTGCATTGAACCGGATTACCGGCGATTGGGACGAAGGCAAGCTGGCTGCCCTCATGGCTGACCTTGACGCCTCCGCCTTTGATGTGAGCCTGACCGGTTTTGACGCTGAGGAAATCGACGCTTTGATGAACAAATTCTACTCGGCAGAGGCTGCGGAGGATAATTTTGACGCTGACAAGGCGGCAGCGGATATTGAAACGGCGGGCGGCCCTACGACAAGGCCCGGCGACCTTTGGCAGCTTGGCGACCATCGGCTCCTATGCGGCGACAGCGCGTCGCCGGAGGATATGGCGCGGCTTATGGGTAAGGCTCGCGCGGCCTGCGCCGTTACAGCCCCGCCCGAAACCAGCGGAGATTACCGAAAGAACGGCCTCGACCCGTGGCTTGAAAAAATGGCGGCGGTTGCCCGCAATCTCTGCAATTGCGCCGACGCGGTATGTTGGAATCTCTCCGACCTGTTTGCCACCGGCTCACAATTCATTGAGCCAACCGGCTTTTACAGCGTGAAGCTGTTCGCGGACTGTAATTTCCGCCCACTCTGGATTCGCGTCTGGAAAAAGCAAGGTATTCTCGCTCGCACCGGCTCTGCTCATTTGACGAGCGCCAAACCGGCCCGCGAGTATGAATATGTGGCCGCCTTCGCTGGCAATGAGGTGGACGAATACAACGACCAAGAATACACTTGGATCTCCGCCTTTGCCGCTCATAGCTACCGCTTCACCCGCCGCCTCACGAAAGAGGAACGGCGCAAATGGGGTTATGCGGGGGTTTGGGAAATTGCTGCCATGCCGAGCAGCAAAGGCGGCCCTCCGCTCATGCCGGTGGAGCTACCATGGCGTTGTATCAAAATGCACAGCGACCCCGGAGGCATTGTTCTTGACCCCTTCGCAGGTGCAGGCGCGACGCTGATTGCCGCCGAGCAAAGCGGGCGCGGCTGTTATGCCATGGATGCCGACCCCCTCAATTGTGATTTGGTGATTTTACGCTGGGAGCAGTTTACCGGCGAAAAGGCCACTTTATTGGAGCATTTTTGATAATCCTCTTTCTTTTTAGGGCGTTCCAGCGTAAGCTGTCCACACCCTAAAACAAGGAGGTTTTATTATGATAAGCAGGATATTGTTATATGGAAGGAGGCGTCTATATGAATTTTCCCTCTCGTGAAATTGTGGAAGAAACCCGCCGCCTCTATCCAGCCGGTATGCGTGTGGAATTGGTGAAAATGGATGACCCGTATTCCAAGCTCCGGCCCGGCGACCAAGGCACCGTCCACCATGTAGATGATACAGCAACGGTTTTTGTCTCGTGGGACTGTGGTTCCTCGCTTGGCGCGGTCTATGGTGAGGATATTATTAAGCCGGTGGAAGGAGGCGCGCAGAAATGAGCGGGATTTTTCATGAGGGCAAGTGGTACGAAAATACCGACATGGTTTGCCGCCGCTGCGGTTCACCGGTATATGAAACCGAAAACCCGGAGTACAGCTATCAATGCTTTGCTTGCGACGAGGATTTTTATTCTTTCGAGGTTGCGGAGCAGGACACTCTATATCTACCGCCTGTCATGGTGGCCCGCCCGGCAGAGGGCATCGTATTAAATACAGAGTTGGAATATTTACTGGACGATAACAGCCAACCTCGCGTATTCAAAAATCAACCAGAGGCCGAAGCGTTCATGCTTGCACATGGCTATAGCACCGAGGATTTGGGTTTTACTTATTTTGTGGAGGCGGATACTTCCTCCGAAGAAAAGGAAGGTACTCCATGAGGCGGGAGCATTGGCACTGGCTGTCCCGCAACCTCGCGGCGGTCAATGCCGCTTTTGAAACGGATTTCTCCATAGATACCCAAGAAGCCCGCGACCATGCGGAAAACTGTCTAACTATTTCCGATACGGAGAAAGCCTTCAATGCGAATTTCTCAGGAGTATATCTGAGGGACGAGGTCGCTTTCGAGTTGCAATGCGAGGAAGGGCTGGCAGCCTTCATTGACGGTAAATATGTGAGTTTTCAGGAGCTAAATTATTAGGTGAAAAGGCCCGATTCTTCGGGCTTTTTCGGTTGTCAGCCTTGTCTTTTAGGGGGTGCCAGAGTAAGCTGTCCACACCCTAAAACAAGGAGGTCAATTGTATGAAACAAACAATGGAAATGAAGAAGGCGGCCTTTGAGGCGCTCATGCTGGAAAATGGTTTTGAGCGCACCGGAGAGACTGCTTTGGGTGGCGAACCGGTTTATGCGCGGTCATGGACGCGGGTTGCCAAGGTGGCTTTTTATGGTGACATGGAAAACAGTTTTCGCATTGCTGCGCACGAAAGCGCCGGGGTTCCGGTCATTCAGACTTTCGATAACGGCAGGCGCACCAGTACCCGTGATTATTCCAGTCCCAAGCGGGCCATGAACGCCATTAAAGAAATTGTCCGGTTCGCCGGATATGTCATGTAAGTGGGTGCCGGATATGAATGAGTTGTTTGCAAGCTGGCTGACCGCCGAGGAAAACGGCTTGCTCCATTTTCATAAAGGCAGCACCCTATATATCTTCATTCGGGTGGCGAAAGGCGCAGGCTTTGACTACCTGTACTGCCAGCGCCATTACAACGCCGAGCGCTTTACGCGCGGCGACAGCTTCAAATACGCAGGCATCTACTATTCGCAGGACAGTCTGATCTATGACGGCCAGTACGACCTGCGTGAAGTATGCGACGAGGATTCTACGGAAAGCCGAACCGTGGAGGCTTTACGGGAGCGGCTAAAAAAAGCTGTTCGCCAAAGGATTGAGGCGGCTATCGGAAATGACCGGAATAACCTGAAAGTTGCCGAGATTACCGACAAGCGGCTTCTGGATAGTCTGGACTACTTTTATAAGTATACTGCCAAACAGAACGCCCGCTCGACATATCTCGACAATATGGAGGTTGAGGAGTCCGCGTTCCAGTGCAGGTATTCGCCGGATAATTGGACGGAGGAATCCTTGCTTTCATATATCTCCGACCCGGACGGCTATGTGGAAAAGGAAGCATCCGCATACATGGCGGAAAATCAAGAGAATATGCTCTCTGATTTTTTGGAGAATGACGCCATCCTGTCGGAATACCGGGCCTTATTGGAAAATAAGAAAAACCCGGTACACCGCGTCAAGAAAATCATAGCTGCGGTCGGCGCATCCGGTGCAAAGACGGTCAATGTCACCATTTGCAAGGATGGTACGGAGTTTTCATTCAAAACCGAGGCCAGCGATTTGCGCCGGGATTGTGATAGCTACTATCACTCTTGGCACATTGTGGCGGCAGACCGCCGGGAGTTTGAGCGGATATTTGGCAGAAATGCGGATTATAGGCCAGAGCACATTATTAGAATTATGTACGGTAAAAAGGTGCTATATGAGGCCGACGAGTAAGGCGGCTGCCAGAGTAATTAAAAAATAATTTTAAGGAACTTCCCGCGCGGGAGGTTCCTTTTTTGCTGCCAGTTTTTCAGGAAAGGAGGCGGCCTGTCATACGAAAATTGAAGAAATACAAGCCTTCGCGTTTTATGGCGGCAGGTTCCAGCTACAACAAGGAACTGGCAGATATAGCGGTCGCCTTTATCCATTGCTTGAAGCACACCAAGGGCGAATGGTACGGCCAGCCCTTTGAACTGATAGATTGGCAGGAGCAAATTGTCCGGGACTTATTCGGCATTGTCAAGCCAGACGGCTACCGGCAATTTAATACCGCCTTTGTAGAGATTGCAAAGAAACAGGGGAAAAGTGAGCTTGCGGCTGCAATCGCCTTGCTGCTCACCTGCGGCGACGGCGAATATGGCGGTGAGATTTACGGCTGCGCCTCAGACCGGCAGCAGGCGTCCATCGTATTTGATGTGGCCTGCGGCATGGTGGAGCAATGCCCGGC